CGTCGTACTCCCGCTGCAACCGTTCCCCCATCAGGTTGTTTAGCGCCTGCTCAGCGCCCAGCTTTGCGGTAGCGATGCTTTGCGTCAGTTGCTGCTTTGCCGCAATCCGGTCCAACGCCTGCCCGGCTAGGTCGTAGGAGTCTTTGATCTTGGCAACATCCTCCTTAAACAGCTTCGTCGCCTCTGCTGCCGCTTTAGTTGCGTCTGCCACTTTCTCTGCCGCTTCCGGCATAGAGCTGTAATTCTTAGCCAGCTCAGCTGAATCAGTGGCAGCAGTCTTTTGCTTATTAGCAAAATCTTGAACTGCTGTGCTGGAGATCCCAAGGAACCCTGCCAGCCGCCCCACCTGCTCAGCAATGAACTTGAAAACTGGGTTGCTCGACAGCTCTTGAAACTTCTTCAGGACAAACGTCAGCACCGGCACCACCAGCTTGATGGCGCCAACCACATTGTTGATTGCCTTGATCAGCGCACCCTGCAGGTAACCCAGCAGCGTCTCCCATGGGATAGCTGTCCAGATCTTCTGCATCTCTGTGATCAGTGGCTTAACAGCGCTAGCCACCTGCGGGAAGACCACCCCACCTAGATAGTCCCACCACTCCGCCAGCTTCTCGCCTGCTACCACCAGCAGTTCAGCACCCTTGATCACTATTGGCGCAAACACTTTGCCCAATGTGTTCAGCAACCTATCCGACACCAACGAAACGGCATTCATTGCCCGTTGCTGTGCGCTCAACTTGGCATTCAGGTCACCTGCTGCTGCGGCAGATCCTGCTAATGCCTCATACAGCACCTGGCTGGTAATCTTGCCGTCCTGCGCCATTTGCGCCAACTCGCCACGGGTCTTGCCGGTGGTCTTGGCGATTGCATCCAGCAGCTGCGGCATCCGCTCGGACACCGTCACAAACTCATCCCCGTTCAGCTTGCCCTTGCCTAGCGCCTGACTGAGCTGGAAGAATGCCCCACTAGCCTCAGCTGCACCAAGACCAGACTGCTTGGCAATAGCATTGAAGCCGTCGTAAATCTCCCCGGTCTCCTTCAGACCAAAGCCAACACCCTTCAGGCGTCCGTAGACATCCGCCAACGCCTTGGTGGTTTCAGTCTGCGATAGACCAAACGTCTGCGAAGACCTAGCCGCAATACCAAGTGCCGCCTGGTACTCACCCGCCGAATTGGTCAGGTTTTGCAGCCTCTGCTCTGCGTTACCTCGCTCGAAGGCAGTATCTGTTGCCTTCTTGAACAGCGCCAATGCTGCGGTAATGCTGACCAGCGGACCCAGTGCAGCTGCGATTGCGGTCCCCAGCCCCCGCACACCCGGCGTGGCACCTTTAGCAGCCGCGTCAATACCTTTGAGTGATTGCTGTGATTTATTCGCTGCTTGGTCTACTCCACGGAGGCTTTCCGCAAGCTTGTCAACCTGGCCACCGCCCAGTGTCTTGGCAACGATGTCAACCGAATACTGCGCCAAGGCTTGATACGGCTCCCTAGGCGCAGTCTACCGTCGCCGTGCAGCCTTCCTTTGCGCCTCATCCTGTAACGCTGCCTGATGACCGAGATAACCCGACCACAACACCAGCTCCTCAGGCGTCATCCGCTCCAGCAGATCACTAACCGTCATGTGCAGCTTCTCCGCCAGGAAGAAGCAAAAACTCAGCTCGCCGTCCTCCTTGAAGGCTTGCTGGAGGGCTTGGGGTCAGCTTCCTCCTCTTCGGCATCCTTTGGCTCATCTTCAAGCATCGCCAGCAGAATCTCGTCCACTTTCTTTGCAGGAAGCGCATTGCGCAGCTCGGCCAGCTCACCCGTAGCAAACAACGGCTCGCCGTTGGCATCTTTTGCCACCATCACCAGCAAATGCAGCGCAAATGAAGTCGCATCATCCCCACCGGCTAGCTTCTGCGCCTTAGCCCGTTGGGCAAGGGTCAAGGGACGCATCCACCATTCCAGCTCTTCCCCCTTTGGCAGAGCGACAACCTTTCGTTGCGGCTCCATGGATAGAGCAGCCTTCAAGCGGTCAATGGCACGCATGGCTAATTAGTGACTCGCTGTCAGTGTATACGCAGGCGCAGGGGAGTGTTCACCCTCCCCACATCGCCCTGCCAGGAGTCACCACCGGCACGCTCATCGTAACGCCAATGAAAAAGCCCCCACCCGTAGGCAGGGGCTACACCATGGGGACTGATCAGAGCTTAACGCCGAACAGCACGTCAGGCGTGCCCAGCAGCGAGAAGCTGATTTCGCATGAAACAGCGTCGTCCACGGTGACGCCAGTGCTAAAGCCCTGCAACGACACGGTGGCTTCAATGTAGTTCGACGCAGTGTCGTCCACAGTGCCGCCAACGCCAACACCAGCCTCCAGGTAGAGCTTCACCTTGACGGTGGAGTTCTTAAACAGGCTGTTGGCAAGTAGACGATTGACCTGGCTGGTGCCTTTGGTCATCATCACCGTCATCGAGCCTTCCCCTGAGGCGAAACCGCCCAGGCTGGACTTAAAGCCGGCATACTTGCTAGCACCGCCCACCTTGCAAGGCAGCGTTGTCACGTCGATCGAATCGCGTGACAGTTCCAGGCTCCACTCCTTAACGCCGCAAAGTGCGTCGGTGAGGCTATAGGACAGGTTGATATGCCCAGCACTGTTAGCAGTGCCAGTGCCGCCGTCACCGTTCAAGGTGATAGCAGCGCCACCCTTGGTAGCAGCAACCTCAAGCTTGCCGGCGGCATTCTTGACGACGTAGTAAACAGTGCCAGCTGTAATGGCAGTGTCTACCTTGCCGCTGTTTTCAACGGTGAAAACAACAGGGTCGCCAACGCGGAAATCCTGGTCAGCCCCGACAGTGATGTCAGTGCCGGCAGGAAAATCAGTGTTATCAGAAAGGCATAAATGGGTCCCGGCGGGCGCCAACATCACCAAACCGTCAGAGCCGGTAAGGGCTGTAGCGCCTGCCGCGCATGACACGGGCATCGTTCTTTAGCAGAGGACAGTTGGGGGCGTCCTACTAGCGGGGGCACTAGCCTCCTCAGCTTACGGTGCAGTCCCGTTAAAAGCTGCACTAACCACATGACAAGCGTGTGGCTCATTGGTTGGCGCATTGATCCGTCGCGGCCCATCCAGGTTGCGGCACCGAATACGAGCGCGGGTAGCAGCGTCCCATTTCAACGTGGCAGACCACGCCTTCAGCACTGCTGCGGCAATGTCCTCGCCTGTCCTAGACCCTTGATCCTCTGGCGTATAAATGTTGCACTGCACGGTGCCGCGAATATCCTCACCACCGTCGCAGCCGATCAAGTCCTGCTTGATGTCGGTAAAACTGATCGACACCTGCGCCCAGGTCGAGTCTGCGGCAGGACGCGACAACCCCACCCCATCAAAGAACACATCAGTGGCCGCAACGCCTGCACTGGTTAACGCGTCCAGCGTGTTCTGCTCTAACGCCCCGCGAATGTCCTGAAAGCTCATGAGTCTGCTCCTGCTACACGGGTGGCAGCGTTAATGATCTTCGGCACGCGGCTATTGAGGAAGTCGTGGAACCACGTCTTGGGCTTTGCAACAACTCGCCCCTCAATCGCAATCGCTTGGGCGTAGGGCAGATTATTGGTCAGATGGTACTGCCGCCGCCAGTCCATCTTTAACCCAGTTGCATCGGTGCTAGGGCTATATGAGCCAAGACCCCGCCCGCGCTTTTCTTCGCCACCGTTCTTCTCGGTGGCCTTTGCACGCCTTCGGTGCAGCTGCTTAACGGCCTTTGCATCAGCCTCTGGTGCTACTTCGCTGCTAGGGCTGCCTTCAGAGGCAAACCAGCTGGCGCGAAACCGGCCCGTGTCAACAGGCGACACCTTGGTGCTGCCAAGCTCCGACTGCATCGTGATCACAGTCTCAGCCACCACCCTATTCAGGAACTTGTCCATGTCCTTTGGCGCTTGGCTAGGTCGCTTTGCCATGGTCAGCTCCTAAACATCGCAGCCCAGGCGATGATCTGCCCATCAGCTGAAAACTCAGGGTTCACTCCAGTGCAGTGCCACCGCTTACCCCCGTACTCCATCACGTCAGCAGTCTTGGGCTCTACTGGAACGCTAGTGGCAGCAATCCATGCCTTGATCTCCGTCGTCTCCTGCCCTCCATCCTTGCTGTCTTTGGTAATTTGCTCA